ATTGCAGTTCCGAATGATTGGAGTACTTCTTCAGATTCTCAGATTGTTTCAGTAAGGCAAAATGGAGATTCTACATTAAATGGTAATCAAATTAAAAAAGTTTATATTGATACTCCTGGTTCAAGATATTCACAAGGATCATTTTCTTTAGATATTTTGGGGGATGGAACTGGAGCAAAAGTTTCAGTTGATGTCAATTCAAGTGGGCAAATAACCAATGCCATTGTTTCTTCTGGAGGTCAAAATTATACATATGGAATGGTTGATCTTGGAAGTATTAGTGTAAATGCAGGGCAGGCAGGAAAATTAATACCAATTATTCCACCCTCGAAGGGACATGGTTATGATTTATATAAAGAACTTGGTGCTGATAGAATTTTAGTTTATGCTAGATTTGACGATTCAACTAATGATTTCCCAGTCAATACACAATTTGCCCAGATTGGAATATTAAAAAATCCAACATCCTTTGGATCCACCGCAATCTTTACAGATAATCAATATTCTTCATTATATTCTGTGGGATTAAGTAGTATCACTAATACTAGTATAACACCGATTATTGGAGAAAAAATTACTCAAACAATTACTGGAGTTGGTACAGCGGTTGGATATGTTGCTTCTTATGATAGTGAAACTAAGGTAATAAAATATATCCAAGATAGATCTTTATATTTTAACCCAGATGCTCAGTATTTGGATCAAACTGATTATAAATCTGTTAGCACATCTGCAAATGTTTTAAGTTTTCAATCAAATTATGGAATTTCTTGCCAGACAAGTGGATTTTCTGCAACTATTGACACTACATTGAATACTAATACTAAAACTGTAGGAAATAAAATTATAAGTTTAGGTGTGGTCTTTACAAATGGTTTAGCAAATCCTGAGATAAATAAATCATCTGGCGATATTATCTACATCGATAATAGACCTCTAATCGCAAGAAATTCTAGACAAAAAGAAGACGTTAAAATTATCCTGGAATTTTAAAAAATGGCACAAAAAACCAATCTCAATGTAAGTCCATATTATGATGATTTTAATTCATCTAATGATTTTTATAAAGTACTATTTAATCCAGGTCGTCCAATTCAAGCTAGAGAATTAACTACTTTACAGTCAATTCTACAAAATCAGGTAGAATCTTTTGGTAAAAATATTTTTAAAGATGGATCAGCAATAATTTCTGGTGCAACAACATATGATTCTCAGTTTTATGCCGTAAAATTAAATCCAACTAATTTTGGGGTTGATATATCACTATATGTTGATCAATATATTGGGAAAAAAATAACAGGACAAGTATCTGGAGTAACTGCGATTGTGCAATATGTACAATTGCCTAATGACGATATAGAAGATTTAACAATATATGTAAAATACTTAGATTCTGACAAAAATAATGAAATTAGTTCATTTTATGATGGTGAAGCATTGTCATCGAATGAAAGTATAGTTTATGGAAACACTACAATTAATTCTGGAACAACATTTGCAACACTTATATCATCTAATTCAACTGCGATAGGATCATCAGCATCTATTGATGATGGAATTTATTTTATTAGAGGATATTTTGTAAGTGTAAGCAAGCAAACAATTATTCTTGATTACTATGAAAATAGACCTTCATATAAAGTTGGTCTCCAAATTAATGAAGAAATTATAACTTCCAAAGATGATTCTTCATTATATGACAATGCGAAAGGATTTACCAATTATGCTGCCCCAGGTGCAGACAGACTTAAAATTACACTTACTTTAACCAAAAAACTTTTAACTGATACTAACAATGTTGATTTTGTTGAGTTGTTGCAAGTTTCAAACGGTGAAATTAAAAAAATTCAAACAAAAACTCAATATAATGTTATAAGGGATTATTTAGCTCAAAGAACTTACGATGAATCTGGCGATTATGTAGTAAATCCATTTACTATTTCAGTTGAAGATTCTTTAAATGATAGATTGGGTAATAATGGATTATTTTTTGATAATGAAAAAACTGATCAAGGAAATACTCCTTCCGATGATTTAATGTGCGTTAAATTTTCCCCAGGTAAGGCATATGTCAGGGGATATGATATTGAAAAAATTGGAACAACTATAATTGATGTACAAAAACCAAGAGATACTAAAACTGTAGAAAATACAAATATCCCATTTAATATGGGAAATATTCTTAGAGTTAATAATATTTCAGGAACTCCAAAAATTAAAGGAACTATTGATCTATACGATCAAAGAAAAAATTCAAATAGTACTCCAAATGGAGCAAAAATTGGAGATGCAAGAGTTTATATTTTTAAACTGACCGATTCAGTCTATAATAATGCTGCAACTAATTGGGATTTATATTTGTATGATATACAAACATATACCAAATTAACCCTAAATCAAAGTATTTCCAGTACAGATCTGCCTATAACTTCATTTGTGGAGGGTAAAAGTAGTGGAGCAAGTGGATATGCAGTATCCGCTGGTGGAAATTCAACTGTAGTTAATTTGAGACAAACTTCTGGTAGATTTATTGTTGGGGAATCTTTGATAATTAATGGTATAGAGACCACACCAAGAACTGTAGCATTTATAACAAATTATACTTCTGCAGATATTAAATCAGTTTACCAAGCATCAGATGCTCCAAATGGGTTCCCTTCTGCATTTATTGCAGATTCTCAATTAGACAAACAAACAGCGACAGGATTTAGTGCAATTGATCAGGTTACAATTTCAGCAAGTAGTGCTGGAATAAGCACAGTAAGTTCTGGAAAATATTTTACTGGTATATCAACAAACTCCATAATTCGCTATCAAAAAACTAGTTCTACTACAGAAACGTATAATAGAGTTTTATCTATTGATCCCAGTGGATCATCAATGATAATTGGTGCTGTCACTTCAGTTACTGGAGTTTGTGATGGGTCTTTACCACCTTCCCAATTATCACAAATATCATTTTCACTTGGAATACCAAAAATAAGAAATAATGAACATGCCTCTTTATATGCACAATTACCAAATTCGAATATATCTTCAGTCAATTTAACAGATTCAAATTTAGTAGTAACTCAACAAATTGTTGGAGAAACGACAGACGCATCAGGCATATTGAATATTACTTCATCGCAAATTGCGGGAATTTCTAGTGCATTTTTTGAACCATTTAATGTTGGAAGATATTCTGTATCATATTCAACAGGCGGAATTGCTACCGTAACTTCTGATCAGGTTTCTCTTAGTGGAAATACTTTAACAATCAATGGATTAAATCCAAATGAATCAAATGTTGTTGTTAATACGACATTAATTAAGAATGGAGTTCAAAGCAAAATAAAGAAATATAATAGAAGTGCATCAATTGATGTATCCCTATCCAAATATCCCCAATCAGGAATTAACACAAATAGCTCTATAAATGATGGATTGACCTATAATCAATTTTATGGATTAAGAGTTCAAGATAAAGAAATTTGTTTAAAATATTCAGATGTTGCAAATATAGTTGCAATTTATGAATCTCTGGACACTAATACTCCAGTATTGGATATAATTACTTTTAGTGCAACTGCAAATGTATCTGCAAATGCAATTATTGGTGAAAATATACTTGGTAGTAATAATAAAGCACTCGCTAGAGTTGTTTCAAAACCAGAAACGGACAAATTGGGAATTGTATATTTAAATAATAATTCATTTATTCAATATGAGGATGTAACATTTGAGGAATCAAATATTACAACTCAAATACAATCTATTACTGTAGGAAAATATAAAAATTTAACTAATAATTTTTCATTAGATAAAGGGCAAAAAGATCAATATTATGATTATTCAAGAATTATTAGAAATCAAAATACAGCAGAGCCGGCAAAAAAACTTTTAATTGTATTTGATTATTATTCTGTAGATTCTACAGATAGTGGAGATGTTTTTACCGTTTTAAGTTATGATAAATCTAGATTTCATTACGATATTCCAGAAATAGGTCAAAATAAGGTAAGAGCATCAGATACTTTAGATTTTAGACCAAGATTATCAGTATTTTCTAGTACAACATCTTCACCTTTTGATTTTTCATCAAGAACTTCTAATTTTAATTCTGATCCTAAATTAATTCTTTCACCAAATGAAAGTTCATTTATTGGTTACGATTATTACTTAGGAAGAATTGATAGAGTTTATCTTGATAAATTTGGAAATTTGGTTGTTGATAAGGGAATTTCTTCGGCAACACCAAAAGTACCAACAAAAATTAGTGAGGTGATGGATCTCGCCACCATTACTTTACCTCCATATCTTTATTATCCACAACAAGCGACAATTTCACTTGTGGATAATAAAAGATATACCATGAGAGATATTGGTTCAATTGAAGATAGGGTAGAAACTTTAGAAAAGGTTACTTCACTTTCATTGCTAGAATTGAGCACACAAACTTTGCAAATTCAAGATGCAAATGGTCTTAACAGATTTAAAACTGGATTTTTCGTGGATGATTTTAAAAATTCATCATTAATTGACGCAGATTATTCGTCTGTTCAAGTAGATCCTGATGCACAAGAACTAATACCTATTATTTCTAAAAATAGTTTAAAAAGTCAAATTGCACCAGCACAAAATATAACTGCAGAAAATCTTGATTTAAATACAAATTTTACACTTTTAGATCAAAATGTTCAAAAAACTGGAAATCAAATAACTCTCAAATATAATGAAGTTGGTTGGATTGAGCAAGCTTTAGCTACTCGTGTAGAAAATGTGAACCCTTTCCATGTTATTAACTATTCTGGAACTATTCTTTTATCACCAAATAGTGATAATTGGATTAGAACCATTAAACTTGATGATAAAATTATTAATCTTGGATCAATAAGAGTAGGAGGTGGTAGTGTATTTGTTGGTAGAAAGACTAATATCACAAAAAGAGATATTCTCGTATCTAGTAGTAATGAATTGTATATGAGATCCAGAAATACTCAATTTTCTGCATCAAACCTAAAACCACTTACCAAATTCTACCAGTTTTTTGATGGCAATAGTGCAGTGGATTTTGTTCCAAAATTGATTGAAATTGCTTCAGATTCTACTCTTCAAAATTATGGATCATCTGTAGCATTCCAAGTTGGAGAAACTGTTATTGGATCAGTTTCATCTAATTCTGGGCATATCACACAACTGATTAATTTTAGAGTCGCTACTGCAAATCATAAGTATGGGCCATTTAATAGTCCATCAAAAACATATAATATAAATCCCTATGTTGTATCAGAAAATTTATCTTCATCATATAGTGCTTCTTCTAAAGTTTTAAATATTGATACATATAGCCTTTCAGAAGAGGCACAGGGGAAATATGGTGGTTATTTAGTAACAGGAATGAAACTTGTTGGACAAACAAGTGGAGCGGTTGCTTATGTTAAAGATTTGAGACTTATTTCGGATAATTATGGAGATTTGATTGGAACATTTTTCCTAAGGGATCCAAATACCAATCCAGTACCAACAGTTAGAATTGGCACTGGAACTAAAACATATACACTTACTTCAAGTTCAACAAATGCAACTCCATTGCCAGGAAGTGCATTAATATCTACTGCAGAAACAAAATACAAGTCAACAGGAGTTGTTGAACTAAAACAACTCAATATAACCAAGCAAGATACTCTTTATTATGTTGATCCACTTGCACAATCATTTACTGTTGGTGGAAATCCAGGAGAAGCTCCAAATGCAAATGGATACAATAGTGATGAAAATGGTGCTTTCGTAACAGCAGTTGATTTATTTTTTGCAAGTAAAGATAGTGGAAATTGTCCAGTTACAGTTGAAATTAGAACTGTAGAATTGGGAACTCCAACTAGAACAATTTTAGGAACTCCTAAAGTTCTTTCACCAAGTGATATTAATATTGCAACAAATATAATAAAAGAAAAAGATAAAAATGGTAATGATGTAGTAGTTTCATTGACTCCAGTAGCTACTAAAGTGGTATTTGATAACCCAATTTATCTACAAGGTGGAGCACAATATGCAATTGTTATTATATCTGCCCAAAGTAATAGTTATGAATTATTAACTGCTAGAATGGGAGAGTTTACTTTAAACTCATCAACATTAACAAATCCCCAAAGTGTCCAATATAATCAACAGTTTGCAATGGGGAGACTTTATAAATCTCAAAATGGTTCAGAATGGACTGGAGATGATTCCCAAGATTTGAAATTCAAACTTTATAAAGCACAATTTGTCCCAACTTCAGGAACAGCAACTTTTTATAATCCAAATCTTGATGTAAGTAATGATTATATTAAAAAATTAAATAATAATCCAGTAACAACTTATCCAAGAAAAACTACTCTTGGAATTACAACAACTACTGATGCTGGTGTAATTGGAATTTTAACTGCAGGAAGAAGAGTATCTGAAAGCACTAAAACATATAATTATGGATATATTGTTGGTACTGGTAGTTCAGTTTCTACTGTAGGTTTAACTACATCTGGACATGGATATGTAACCAATTCTAATGTTTCTACATTCAATTATACTGGTAGTGGATCAGGTCTTACTTTAAATATTACTGCATCGAATGGTGCAATTACTGGAATAACTGCTGTAAATCGTGGAAATGGTTATTCTGTTGGTGATGTTGTTGGTATTGTAACTTCCACTGCTGGGGGTACTGGAGCAGAAGCAAGAATTACAGTCTCTGCAATTACGGGATTAGATACTTTATATCTGTCTGGAGTTCAGGGACAATCATTTACTCAAGGTGCAACTTTAAGATATTATGATAATAATGGAACTATTGTTTCGGCAGCAGCAACTATTATTAGTAGCAATTCACCAACAGATAATTATTCTGGAAATTTCGTTAAAATCAATCATTTCAATCATGGAATGTATGCTAAAAATAATAAATTGAAAATTAAAAATATTATGTCAATATATAATTAAAAGAATTAATACTTCATCAAATATATATCAAATGTTTGGAACAATT